TCCAGTGCTTGCATAAATCGCACATTGAAACGCAAAACACCTAAGAGCAGGCTCAATGCCATGCCAACCGGCACGGAGTTGGAGCGTATTGCCCGCCGGATCCTCACGGAGCTGGGCAACAACGTGGCAAAACCGTGGCTCGCGATTTACGACAGGAAAAAGGAAGCCGATCCTTTTACGGCTCCTATTGATATGGCCGCCCAATTTATCCCAGTGATTGAGGCATGGATTGACGAATCTGGCCGGTCGTTTCTGGTGTCTCTTGGCCAACAGGATGCGGATCAATGGTTGGTTCGTGCACCAGAAGTGATTGAGGCCGCACGCAATGCCACGCTGGATCTCTGCCAAGAGACAATCGAGCAGTTCACTCAGGATACGCTCAGGACTTTGGAAGGTATGCGGGCTGATATCGCAGCATCTATTGAGGCGGGCGAAACGGCTGGAGAATTAACCAACCGAATCAGCACATGGATCAAGGACAACGCTCGATGGCGAGCACGGCGCATTGCAATCACCGAATCAGCCAGGGCGTATAACACAGGCCTGACAAGTGCTGCTGAGGGGCTGGACTTTATCACCGGTTGGGAACTGCTGCTGTCCGGTGATGCCTGCCCGATGTGTCAAATGATATTCAGGTTATGTCCGGTCATTCCCAAGGGCGGAACCTTTGGCACGAACGGTAAGAATAAGACATACAAAGACCTTAAATTTCCACCATTTCACCCTGGTTGCCGGTGTTCTCTCTTGGAAGTCTTTGAAGACGAGATGCCCAAGGGATTAAAACCACCTGTCAGACCGGGTGAGAACGGATACCTACAGCCTTCAGACATCGACTTTGCTGCGGCTGAAGAGGCTGGATATCAATCGGTTGCAGTTGGGAACGCCAAATCATTTACAAAAACAGGCCGGATATTGGAGGCTGATGATGATCACTAAATCGACTGATTCCGGCATCACAAAAAGCGATACAGGCGGATTTGTGGGCTATGCTGCCCGCTTCCTGAACATCGACCGCCAAGGCGATATCATTTTGCCGGGCGCATTCCAGAAGTCAATTCAAGACTTTATGGACTCAGGTGGCTTGGTCCTGTCTGACCACGAAAACAAAACATCCGCCGTGATCGGCACGCTGAATGATGCGACCGAAGACCGATCTGGTTTAAAAGTGGATGTCACATTTTCCGCCACAAAAGCCGGTCAGGATATCCGCACTTTGCTCCGCGAAAAAGCGGTTCGCAAGATGTCGATTTCATTTCTGGCAAGACAACCGGAACGATTGAGCAAAAAGCAAGTCTCAGAACTTTGGGACCGGTATGGATACAAACCAAACGCAAGTCAAATCAGGCTCTCTGAAAAGGGTGCAAACCTGATCAAAGAAGTATCGGAGATTATTGAAGTCTCAGTGGTGCCGATCCCGGCCAACTCAGACGCCTCGATTATCAGTGTCAAAGCACACTCCGACGATGAAACACCGACCCCGGTGGTGGATGCCAAGCACCTGGCGAAATTGTTTCGCCAGGCGGAATTGGCTGATTCGATATTGACCGCCGCCAAGCGGTAAACGAAAGGTTCTTAAGATGAGTATTGCAAACGAAATCCGCTCTGCGGCATCCATTGCCGAAGACCGCATCGCACTCGCTTCCAGCGTGATTGCCCTGCGTGATGAAATTCTTGCGGCTCCGGACGATGTTCGCGCCGAAAAGTCTGCCGACCTGCAAGCCGCCAACGATCGGCTTGAAGCCTGTGACAAGGAATACTATCTGGTCAAGGCTGTTGAAAACGCCAACGCGATGATCGAAAGCCTGTCGGCCAAGCCACAGCGCCCACAGCAAACCTACAAAGCTGCCACAATCGACCGTCGCAGTGGCCAGGTGATTGACGGTGGCGACCTTGCCAGCCTGACAGACGCTGAAGCCGTTTCGTCTCGCGACTATAGCAAGGCGTTTGAAGGGCTTCTGGAAGCCCGTGGTAACGTCGATCGCGTGACGAGCCGCAATCATCGCGACATGCTCGAAAGATACGGTAAAGGTGGTGACAGAAACCTTGGCTGGAATGAATTCTTCATTCCGTTCTCGAAAGCCATGACGCTGGCTTCATCCACCAACGGATCCAATGCTGTTGCTCCTGACTTCAGATTTGACTTGATCACGCAACGCTCGGTCACGCCGAAGGCATTGCAACTCTGTCGCGTTATCACAACAAATGTCTCTCAGGTGACATTTCCGAAGAATACCGACACCAACACAGACAGTGGTCGTGTCGGTATCATTGGTACCAACAACCGACCAGTTAAAGGTGAATCGCCAACAGCCACAGCGATCGACACCGGTCCGTTCTCTCAGCTCACCGTTACGGCTAAGACCGGTACGATGGTCCAAGACATTTCGGCTGACTTCTTCCAAGATGCGCCGGGAATGTCCAGCTACCTGCAACAAGAGTCGAGCAAATTGTTTGCAAACCGAATCGACAAAGAAGTCTTTTCGGCGACCACTCTTTCTGACTCACTGGAAGCCATTCTGGCCAACACCGGGATCGGCACACAGCTTTCAGGCACATCGGCAAGCCTTGGTGTGGATAACGCCAAGATTTACGACAACCTGTCTGACCTGTTTTTCTCCTTCAAGGAATCCTACAGCTCCAATCTGTCTTGGATCATGAATCGTTCGACGCATGGCAAGCTCTACAAAGTCAAGGATTCCCAAGGAATTCCACTGCTTTCAGGCTTCCAACAAGGCACGTTCGCAAATTCTCCAAGCTATCAAATGTTTGGAGTTCCGGTGAATTATGTCGAGTACATGCCAGCCTCTGGCGCAGCTGCTGCCCGCTCGATTCTGATTGGTGACTTTCAGGAATACTACCTGCTCGTTCGCCAAGGCTTCACGGTCATCATTGATGATATGTCGAAGCAAGGTGATAACCTCATCCGGCTAAATTACAAGTACCGCATCGGCGGCGCTGTTCGCGATGCCAACGCATTTGCCAGCATCAAAGAAGCTGTTTCCTGAGTTTGGTTTTGTTGGTCAGCCCGGCGGGTCTCTCCCTGCCCGCCGGGTCTCATTTTAACTTGAGGTAAAACAATGGCCGCTTACATATCGCAATCTGAAGCAACCACTTATACGGATGTCATCGGCACTTGGTCCGCTGCCTCTGCCGTGGCCTACCTGTCGGCAGCATCGTCATTGATAGACCAGTATTGTGCTCGCACTTTCCTGCCTGCTGACCTGACTGCCGATGTGAAATTGGCAATCGCATTGACGGCTGTGCACTTAAAAAACAATGGTCAGAATCCCGGTGTCATTACCAGCGAACGCATTGGCGATTATTCTGCGACTTATCAGATGGCGACTACTGGTGGCGGTTTACCTGCGATGGCCATCCAGATTTTACAACCCTACCGGGTCATGGTGATTGGATGATTAACGCGACATTTAAACTTGATTGGCAGGGTGGTGCATTTGCATCCCGATTACAGGGCGAACTGAAGCAGGCTGTTCAGAAGTCAGCCAGGCTTGTGCGGAGAGCGGCTGTCGATCTATTGAACGTGACTGGCAAGGCAGCGACACGCGATTTGAATCGCTCGTCAAGCAAGGCTTTCAAGGGTTTAAACAAGACCCAAAAGAACGCTCTGATATTCTCAAACGGAATGGCCAAAATCAAGGGTCTGAAAACGATCAAAAGCGTAAAAACCGGTGCGTCACTCACAATGGGCGGTTCTCACAATGGAGTCAAAGGGATTTACTGGTACGGTTCACCGCTCAATCGGTGGGTGAGTTCTTCTCCTGCTGGATCACCACCGCACAAGCAGAGTGGAAATCTTCAGAAGATTAACGTCGAATACAGTCAAGGTGATTACAAGGCTAGGATTGGTCCACAACAAGGTTTGAAGTACGCCAGAATCCAAGAACTTGGCGGCAAGGGATTAATCCGACTTCCACCACGTCCGTACATGCGACCGGCGTTTGAGTCTCAGCAACAGGCAATCATGTTCCAATTTGCCCTGGCACTTCAGAGGGCTGCGAAATAATGTTAACGCCTCATGTCATCAACTACTACACAGCCACCGAAACCGTTTCTGGAACGCTTGGAGGGATCAACCGGACCTATCCTGCTACCGGTGTTGCGATGTCCGCGTTTGTGCAATTTCGGACCGATTCCATTGCGATCGTAAATCAGACGGAAGGCAACAACGTGGTGGTTTCAATTTACGTCAACGGTTTATTCGCTGCCAAGGCTTATGACCGGATCAACTACAACGGAGTCTGGTACGAAGTTATGGCTGTGGTGCTCGGCAATGGGCCGCGTGGTACTCAGTACACTCGCTTAAGTGTGGGAGAAAATAAGCAGATATGAATATCTTAAACACAATTCAGGCCATCCGTGTTAAATGGTCGGCAACATTCCCTGACTTTCCCCTGTCGTTTCAACTGGCTCAGGCGACTGCCAAGCCGCCTTATGCTGTACTGAGGTTTTCCCGAATCACGCCAAACGAACCCACCACAACATATCGTGACTGGGAAACAACCGGCACGTTTTACCTGTTCGATGTTTCCGACACTGCAATCATTGCCAAGGCTCAAACGCTTTCAGATGCCTTTGATCGTGGCGTGATCACAGGCGTAGATTCATCGCTGGTGCAATCGGTCGAAATTGATGTCAATTACACCGATCAAGGCGCATTGTGGTCCGCCACCGTGCCTGTAGAGTTCCGTTGGACTACCTGACTTCCTTACGATTGAAAGGGCTTAAACCATGCCATCCACTCCCAAAACCACGTTCTATTCCACCACCGTCACATTCGGTGGGTCGTCAATTGCAGCCGCCTCGGCAAGCTACACAGACTCGATTGAATTGGCTGACACTACGACCACTGCTGATGGTGGATACAAGTCGGTCACGCCAACGCTAAAAGATAGGAAGGCCACCGTTACAACTTATGTTGGATCGGCAAACAGCACACTACCAACCATCGGGGCCAACGGCTCGCTTTCGTGGACGGGTGGTGGTGCGGCTTTCCCCGCTTATGTGGCAGACGTTTCATTTGGCCAGGCACAGGTCAACGGGGCCATTCCTGTAACGATTACTTTTCAAGGTAACGGGAATTAATCCGTGGCTAATCCTGCAAAGATCGCGAATCCTGTCCTCACTCGCGATTTTAATGGCACACCTTACAGGGTGGGGAAACTCACCCTGGGTGCCGCCCTTGAAATCGAGTCGTATTTATCCGAACTGAAAACGCCGTACGAAATCTTGCAAGATTCCAAGGCGTTGGAACAGATCGGCAAGGAACTGGCTGATCAGCTTGTTTCCAAGGCACTTCAAGAGACTCACTTCTGGCCACCGGACGCAATCACCGCACTGTGTACCCAGAAGTTCTTGGTGAAAGCCGATTTCGGGATTGCATTTCTGTCGGCGGTATTGCGGCACTATAACCCGCACTTGCAACCGGATGAAATCTTGGTGATTGCCAAGAACGCCACCACGACCGATGTAGTCGAGATGCAATTGATTGCATTTGGGGCGAATGAAACCGACCCAAAAGACGGGAACGCCGCAGGTCAGCCGACG